AAGATCTCAAAGAAACAGAAGGCAAAAAATCTTGCAATGAATGAACCTGATAAGCAACATACTACAGATACTTCTGAAGGTATGGCATATGGCATCACTAGAGGATCAGGTAAACCATCAGGTCAAATGGCATCTTTTGGTAAGAAGAAAAAAGAAAATCCTTATTCACTCAAGAATAAGTTGAAGATGGTTATTAAAGGTGCTGCTGAGAAGCAAAGAGCAAAGGCAGGTGTAACAAGTGAAGAAATGATTTCTGAAAGACAAAAGGATAGTGATAATCAAAGATTAAGTCAGGAACGTGGTCGTTCTAACTATGGTAAAGCATCTGTCAGAAACGTAAGAGCAACAGGTACAGGTGGCAATGCTGCTGATCCTGCTGAGAGACTTGTGGCAATGGACGCAAGACATAAAGCACATAAAGAAAAACGTGGTGTTAAAACAAAAGTGAAAGAGGAAGTTGGTATCACCACTCATTCTATGATGATGAAAGATAGGGCAAAAAAAGAAGCAGAACTTCGTAAGAAAGAGCAGGATGCAGTTGCAAAGAAGATGAATAAAGAGGAAACAATAACGTTACAGGATGCAAACGGGAATGATTTTGTAGAAATTATTGATGTAATTTCAGCAAAAAAAGTACAATCTGATTGGAGAAATGAACTGGATGAGGGTGCTGCATGGACAAAGAAATCTGGTAAGAATAAAGAAGGTGGTTTAAATGAGAAAGGAAGAAAGTCTTATGAAAGAGATAATCCTGGTTCTGACTTAAAAGCACCAAGTAAAAAAGTAGGAAATCCCCGAAGAGCAAGTTTCTGTGCTAGAATGAAAGGTATGAAAAAGAAACTAACGAGTGCAAAAACTGCTAGTGATCCTGATTCAAGAATTAATAAGTCACTTCGTAAGTGGAACTGTTAATTGATTATGAATGATAATGTATACCTTGGCAATCCGAATTTAAAAAAAGCAAATACTCCTCATGAATTTACAGAGGAGCAGGTTATTGAATTTATTAAATGTAAAGAAGATCCCGTATATTTTGCAAAAAATTATATTAAAATCGTTTCTCTTGATGAAGGATTAACACAGTTTCATCCATATGATTTTCAAGAGAAGTTAATTAGAAATTTTCACGAAAATAGATTTAATATATGTAAGATGCCACGACAGACTGGTAAATCTACCACATCTGTTTCATATCTTCTACATTATGCCGTTTTTAATGATAGTGCAAACATTGGTATTCTTGCCAACAAAGCAGCAACTGCCAGAGATTTATTAGGTAGATTACAAACTGCCTATGAGAATCTTCCAAAGTGGATGCAACAGGGCATTATTGCTTGGAATAAAGGATCACTGGAGTTGGAAAATGGATCCAAAATACTTGCAGCATCTACCTCTGCATCTGCAGTTAGGGGTATGTCTTTTAACATTCTATTTTTGGATGAGTTTGCCTTTGTTCCCAATCATATTGCTGAGTCATTTTTTGCCTCCGTATATCCTACTATCACTTCAGGTAAAAATACCAAAGTCATAATGGTCTCAACCCCTCATGGGATGAACCATTTTTATAGGTATTGGCACGATGCCGAAAGATCGAAGAATGAATATATTCCAACAGATGTTCACTGGTCTGAGGTACCAGGTAGAGATGATGTATGGAAAGAGCAAACTATTGCTAACACATCAGAACAACAATTTAAAGTTGAATTTGAATGTGAATTTTTAGGATCAATTAATACTTTAATAGCACCTGCCATATTAAGAAATATGGTATATGATTCTCCAATTGCAAAAAATGCAGGATTGGATATTTACGAAAATCCAGAAAATGATCATAATTATATAATCACAGTTGATGTTGCCAGAGGACTTGGAAATGATTATTCTGCATTTATAGTTTTTGATGTAACACAATTTCCCTATAAAGTTGTGGCAAAATATCGAAATAACGAAGTAAAACCAATGTTGTTTCCAAATGTGATATTGGATGTTGCAAAAGGATATAATAATGCATACTTATTAGTTGAAGTAAATGATATTGGTGATCAGGTTGCAAGTATTCTTCAATATGATTTGGAATATGAAAATTTACTCATGGCATCTATGCGAGGAAGAGCAGGTCAAGTTGTAGGACAAGGATTTTCAGGAAAGAAAACTCAACTAGGTGTGAGAACTACTTCGGCAGTTAAAAAATTAGGTTGTAGTAATTTAAAAACTATGATCGAAGATAGTAAGTTATTAACTTGTGATTATGAAATCATATCAGAATTAACTACATTTGCCCAAAAACATAATTCATTTGAAGCAGAAGAAGGATGTAATGATGACTTAGCAATGTGTTTAGTTTTGTTTGCATGGTTAGTTGCACAAGATTATTTCAAAGAGATGACTGATAATGATATTCGTAAAAGAATATATGAAGAACAAAGAAATCAAATTGAACAAGACATGGCACCATTTGGTTTTATTAATAATGGTTTAGATGATGAGAGTTTTGTTGACAAAGATGGAGATTTATGGCATACTGATGAGTATGGTGATCGTTCCTATATGTGGGACTATATGTAATGATTGAAATAATTTACATTATATTATTTCTAATACCAATTTTGTTTATAGCAATTAGGTTTAAGAAACAACTTACATGGTTGCTTACACCTCTTATTTGGTTGAAGAATATTCTTGATCATGAATGGTGGGCAGATCTTATTGGTGAAAAGTCAGGAGCATATGAACGTGCAAGAAAAACAAATAAATTTAAAGAGTGGAAATCAAAACAACCTTTGTGGAAACAAGCATTTATAGAAATTTTTATGTTAACATTGATAGTACTAGCATTTGAACCATTACTAAACTTGTTAGGTATGTCAATGTTACCTTGGAGATGGGATTGGAGTGGTGGATAATGTTACAATATGAACAAGACATTGAAAAACTTAAAGAAGAAAATAAAAAACTAAAGTTACAGGTTGAATTTTTAAAAGAACAACTTTTTTATAAAACTTTCGGAAAACCAATTAATGAGGATAATTAATAATCGACATGGAGTTCGATGAACAGATAGAATTAGAACATTTGTTATTTTCAGAAAGAAAATGTAGAGTTTGTGGTAAAATTAAAAATTTAGTAGATGACTTCTACCTTACAAGAAAATATAAGGGAACTCTTCCATCAGCATATTCTTATGAATGTAAAACATGTACGGTAAAAAGAATTAAAAAAAGACGAAAAAATAAATCTCTAAGTGAAGATATATACCCAGATTGGTGATGTTCACGCATTGTTTCCCCGTCGTAAATACCCTTTTACATAAATATTTTTAGATAATTTTGGACAACGAGGAGTAAGGGATGGCCTTAAATTTAGCATCTCCAGGTATTCTTATAAGAGAAGTTGATCTGACGATTGGAAGAATCGACGGAACAACTGGTAAAGTTGGTGGAATTGTAGGACCTTTTGAAAAAGGACCTGTCGGTCAACCAACAATTATAACTGGGGAAAATGATTTATTTGACCAATTTGGTCAACCATATGATACAGATAAACAGTTTGAAACATGGATGGTGGCATCTTCATACTTATCGTATGGAGGATCTTTAAGTGTTATCAGAGCAGATGATGATGATCTTAAAAATGGTTTCGCAGGAACTGCAACTAGTTGCAAAATCAAAAGCACTGAACACTATGAGGAATTAGGTTATCAGGAAAGTGTTCTAGCAGATGTCACTGTTGCAGCAAGAAATCCTGGTACTTGGGCAAATGATATAAGAGTTGCCATCATTGATGGTAAAGCAGATCAAGTACTATCAATTGGCACATCTGCAATAGCAGTTGGTGCTGGTGTAACACAAACAGTTCCTGCTGATACTATCGTATCAGGGGCTGGTGGTACTAGTGTATTAAATGGTTTATTCAAAGGTATTGTTACAGGAGTTGATACAAGTGGTCCTGTAAACACAGTGGATGTTAAGTTTGTTTCTCATGTTTCAGCAGCTGGAACAGAAACAGCACAAGACTTCAACAGTATCTACAAATTTGGGACTGATGGAAACTTAACAGTGTCTACTGGTGGTACTGCATCGGTTAGTTCTGCAGTAGACTGGTTTGATCAGCAGACCTACGAAGTAGTGACAAAAACTGTTGGTGGAGCATCAACGGTTACAACTGCTAAGTGGAATGCAGTTGCCGATAAACCAGATACATCAGAATATGCTGCTGCTAGAGGTGGTAGATTCGATGAAGTTCATGTTTTAGTCATTGACGCAAAAGGAACTATAACAGGAAACGCAGGAACAATTCTTGAAAAACATCTTAACTTATCAAAAGCAAAAGATGCAACGTTCTCTGTAGGATCTCCATCATACTGGAGAAAGTATCTTTATAGCAATTCTTCTAACATATTTGGTTTAAATGGTGCTCTAATTGGTGTTACCACAACAGGATTTACTGGTGATAATTTCACTGAATTTGGTGACGGTGGATGGGATCAAGATGCAGAAGGAATTATTTTCAATTCTTCAGGACCACAAAACTTAGTATTAAGTAGTGGTACTAACTATGGTGGTATCAGTACAATTACAGATACAGGAGCACTTAATTCTGGATTAGGTGATCTAATGACTGGATATCAGATATTTGAAAATGATTCTGTAAACAATGTTGACTTCTTACTCATGGGTGGTGGTCATCTCGGTAAAGACAGCACTAGACAGTTAGCAACAACACTTATTTCTGTTGCTGAAGAGAGAAAAGATGCAGTTGCATTTATATCACCATATAGAGGTGCTATTTTATCAGATACATCAACTGATACTGCTGCAACAGTATATGATGACGATGCTATAACTAAAAATATTACTGATTTTTATGATCCAATTACATCAACAACCTTTGCGGTATTTGACAGTGGGTACAAATACATGTATGATAGGTTTAATGAAACTTTCCGTTACGT